TGCTCTTCGTCCTGTTCACCACGCTCTTCCTTTAGTTCTTCGAGTATCTTCACCCACTCTTTAGCAAGAGGGTAAAGAGGTTCTATGTCTGTGCGTGAGGGGTAAGCTTGGAAGTTCCTAAGTATGAACTTTAGTTTGTTAATTATTTCTTTGCCTAAAACTTTTTCTACCAATTCAGTAATTGCATAAACATCATCTTCATCTAAGACACCTGCAATTACTCGACCTGAAACTAATCCAACTAAGTTAGCGCAACTATCAACCTTAGAAGTTTGCTCTTCATTTTCTGTAACCTGATCAACAATGATTTCCATTGAAGCAGATCGTAAGAAGTTTCGTAGTTCTGGTTTTCTATCTAATCCAATTTTCTCAATGCGCGACTCTTCCAAAAGCATCAAAGCATCAAACTCTTTTTTAGAAAGTTCCTTGCTTGCTTTTTCCATTGACCATTGTGAAGTGTGTGCGTGACAAGCTTCGTGGAAGATAAGTCCTATTGCTTTTGGGAACTCGTATTGAGTTTTGCGATCAGTAAGATCGCCAATCATTTTAGGAGTAGTTGCCTTACCAAAAGCTTGCTCAACGTCAAGCTCTAGTTCCGCGCTCTGTGGAAGAAAGCAAGCAGGTGCGACACCTTGACCTGCACCTCTACCAACGAAAGCAACTATGTCGCTACGACCAGCCCAGAGGTTAGCCATAGTTCCTATGTCGCGACCAATAGACAACCACTCTATTGGAGTGAAGTCAGTACGAGTCTTTGTGCCTAAATGTAAGTGAGCCATTTTAAATCCCTTTCCTTAATCTATTGTACGCTCTAAAGCTTTGAGGTGCAAGTAGGGGTACACCACATACCCCTACCTGCTTTTTGTTTCCAGCCAAAGGAAAGGAATTAAATCTTGGCTGGCTTGCACTCCTCGCCATAAACGCGAGTGAGAACATCTGCAACGATTGGTCTGTCAATCTCTGGGGCAGAAGCTAAGAGATTAGAGATCGCAAACGAAACACCAAAGGTCTTTGCTATGTCGCGAAATGCTAAGACTTCGCGCATTTGTGGTGACCAAGTTGTTTCGCCACTATCTTGCTTTTTAGACAAGTTTTGTGAAGCAGTAACTAATTGAGTTGGAACTCCAAGTTTCCGCGCAAGTTGCCAGTCAGTTCCCATTTCAGCTTGAAGAGTGAAACGAGATAGCAAAGCTTCGCTCAATCGAACTCCAACTGCATTTGGATTAGTTGCACCAACTACATAGAAGTTTGGGTGAGCCTTGATAGTTCCGCGCTCTGGGTTGGCAGTAATTCTTAGTTCCCTGCGCCCGTCCATTAGTCCATAAACGATTGAGAGAACCTTAGGGTCAATCAAACCAATTTCGTCAATGAAGTAAACTCCACCATTTTCAACTGCACGAACTAGATCGCCGTCTATCCACTCAAAGCCACCACTAGGTGTTTGAACATAGCCACCAATCATGTCTGCAACTTCTGTGTCACCTGTTCCCATAAGGGTATAAATGCCACCCTCTTCGTTTCCGAAAGAAGCTTCAATCAGGGCAGTCTTTCCACACCCGGGCGAGCCATACATCAAGGCAAACATTGGTGAGCCACCTTGACCAGAGAAAGCTTTAGCAGTTGCTTCCCGAGCTTTACGAAGTGCGAGTACGTCTTCATGCTCGCCCCACATACGAGAGAAATACTTATCACCATTTGGGCGTAAGTAGCCCTCGTCCTCTGACCCCGAAGTCATTGGTTCTGGTGTAGACATTAACCCACTCTTCTTAGTTCTAGGTGCATACGTCTTTGGCGCACGTTCGGCGTATCTTCCCTGTGGAAGTACGTCTGCGTTCAAACGAATTGACGAACCTGATTCTTCGTGTTGTGAAACAACGTCAGAAAGGATTTCCCATGCTGATCGTTTTCCAGTACCAACAGAATTGTATCGCTCTATTACTTGCTCTTTTGTAGCCATTTGTTTCCCCTAGTTAACAATCTCGACTGGAAACCCTGCGCTTGTGCGCGATTGGTTTATTCTGTAAATAAGCTTGGTTGGTGTTTTACCACTTCTAATGTCGTCATAATCTAACTTGGATACCTCTACTACAAGAGGAATACCAATTAGGTTGTAGCCAGCTTCTTCAATAGACATGTATTGCAATAGTTGAACCAACTTAAAGTAGGTTTCAGTATCTTTATCTGAATCTGGGGCTGTTCCAGAGTTTGTGTTTGAAGTATGCCACATAGCTTTTTTAAAGCCTGTAACCATTTCTCTGTAAAAGAATCTAGAAGTTACGAGATTACCAAACGAGTCGTATCCCTCTGGCATGAGAAATGCTTGTCTAGTAAAAGCTGGCTTACCTACTTCTAGGTAAACAGCAAAACCCTGATTTGGGTTGTCTTTCCTGTCCATGATGTTTCCTTTCCTAACGTGGTGTTTTTCTTGCTACAGGAAGATTAGCAAATTATTGTATCTAGCGCAAGTCTAAAATCCGATCCATGAGGTTTCTAAAAAGAAATTGTTTTTTAGGTTTGTTTTGCCAGGGGTGTCTGCATCAAATCTAAATAATAATTTCCCCAAGCTTTTTATCTCCGAGCTGCCAGCCCACAGAAATCTAAATAATAATTTCCGACCCAGATGGTACTTCAGCTCTTCAGCTCTCCCTTGAGTCCCCAGTAAAAAATTTTTACTATTGGGTGGAGTTGCGCTAGTCGCCTAGCACAACACCCAACCGTTGGAAGTATTCGTTGTAGTCATCTGACCTATCCGACTCAATCCAGTCCGACACTACACGCGCTGTTAGCGGTCTTTGATCGTCACTAGCTTGTTCCACCAAATCCCAGTCGCTATCCGTCCACGCCGTTGTGTCAATGATTGTCAGTCCAGAGGACGAGCCGTAGTTCCCGTCCGTTGCGAAATAACTTAATTGCATTTTTTTCCTCCTGTAATGGGTGAAGCCGAGCCGTAATTAAACGACTCGGCTCACGCCGTATCTTTATCTTATTCCGTTACAGAACAAGATGTAGTGATTCTTCGTCTGATGTCCGAGTGCAAGGTTCTTCATCATCCCAACTACAGATTGTGCAGGGGATGTCTAAGGCTAAGAAGTCAGCGTGTTCAGGATTATCTATCCACTCCGCATCTAGTTCCTCGCCGTTCTTGTAGGAAACCTTTCCTGCGTAGAAGTTTGCTTCTTCCGTAATCTCATACGAGAAATGCAGTTCGGGAAACCGTTCTGACATTATTTGGTACATAGGTTCGGCAGGACTCCACGCCGTTGAGAAGTTCCAGACAAGAGAGCAAACGCCGTTTTCCTCTTCGATTTCGTGCTCGGTAAGGCTTTCAGGTTCTAAGTCCCACTTCGTGCCCCAGTTGCGAACATTCCAGTAGTACCAGTTGTTGTTTTCAGCAAAGTCTTTTGCCATTTGACTCATAAAGTCTTCAGCGACTTCCTTGCTGTCTTCACCAAAGTAGGCTTCCAAATCCTCTGGTGACTTAAAGTTCCAAAAGATTCCACCCACTTCGCCTGCAATCTCGCCTGTTCGCCAGTCTTTGTGCTGTGACAGATGTGTTTGTGAGCAAAAAGCAATAAAGTCTTCCAGCTCTTTTTTTGTATTGGCAGTTATTACTGCTGACTGATTACACCAATTTGGCATTTTCTAACCCCTTTCCTAGAGGTAAAACCATTGTAGCAGTTTTTGGTCTGTAAGCAAGTAGGTTCGTTCAGTCGCTGAAGGAGCAGCTGGGGAAATTAAAATAATAATTTCTTGGTGCAGGTCTTGGTGCAGGTCCTGAGGAACTCGGCGCCCTCGGCAGGACTCGAACCTGCAACCTAATGGGTAGAAACCATTTGCGCTATCCATTGCGCCACGAGGGCTTGACCAGTAAAAAATTTTTAGTTGCGATCTCAAGCTCGCGGGGATGAATTAATCGCAAAATTATTTAATCATTTTTCCGCAGATGGAGCAAGTACTATCAAGATTTGCTGGGTCCGTCTCTGGCATGTCCGTTGAGAAATCTGCGCAACTAGTGCACACCGTCGTATACAGCTCGTCTTTTAACCAACCGATGACTCTCACGTGCTACCTCCATAAAAAAGTAGCGAGGAGCGATCCGTACTCATGGAAAGGGGGTTATGAGTATTTACTGGATCGAGCTCCTCGCTACAGGTTTAAAAGCTAGCGTATGGGCAGGCCGTTGTCAAATCGACTCACCGTAGTGAAATTTCTAACGCTCTTTGCTCTTGCCGTTTAATGTCAGAAAGTATCTTGTTGTACTTCCGTTCATCAAACATAATTGGGTGCTTGAGCTCCGTTTTAAAAGCAATGTACCCAAAGGTCAGGCCGATAAGTGTTCCGATACCGAGCCCGATCATTAAAAAACCAACTTCGATTGTCATGCCGACTTCTCCATTTCTACTTGTTCCATAAAACCAGGACCGTTCATCTCTGGATCCATACATGGGATAAGAGCTTGCCCGTCCTCAAATATCATAACGATGCCCGCGCCGTCGCCGTAATGCTCCCACCCAAACATCTCTAACTCGTCTGGGGTCAAGGACCTAACGTTAATCAGGCGCTTGCCCAAAACTGATGCGCATTGGTCTACGTAGAACTTCTTTGCTCTTTCCTGCAGTTCTAAAGCTTTTGTCTCGGTCATCGCTATACCCCCACTTCTTGGGTCATTGGATTTTCAGCAGTCAAGCCTGTTACGTTGTTGTACAGCCGAGCGCCATCTCTCCAGTCAGACCAGTCGCCATCTGAACTAATTTCGACTGCGTCTCCATAAACATCTTTCAAGTGGATAAGGCACGCAGTAACTACAACATCGTATGTCTTGTAGGCAGTCTTGCAGAAATTAAAGCCATTGCCTTGTCGATCCCAAGAAAACGTTTCATGGGCGCCATCGCCATAACCATTGAAACTAACGAAATCTTTAGTTATCTCGAATGCGCCCAGCTTTTCGCCCATTGCATCTGCGATTTCAATGTTGTCGTACGTCATTGCGTAATCAATGATTCTGCCTGCACCAATTGCAAACATCTCAAATCTTAGGTCGTCGTCTCTAGTGTCACTTACTTTTTTGAAATAATGGGTGTATCCCATGGTTGTTCCTTTCCTTGTGGTCAACCTGACCTTGTTCTGGGAGTTTATTGTATCTCGGAGATCAAGTCAAGCTGAAGGGCCCTTTTAGTTAGAAATTATAATTTCCCGTACGTAGCGGCCGTGCAGCTGTGAATTCCTTTTTAAATTATTAAAGAAGTTTTTTGCACGGATCGATTCCATGGCCCCTGGGAGAAAGAAATTATAATTTCCGACGGGAAGGATGGTGGAGCTGGCGGGTCTGGTGGTGGTGGAGGCGGAGCTCAGCGGCGGGATGGTAGACGGGAAATTAAATTTTAAATAGACCCCGTCTTCCTGGGAGAGCAGCTCCTGAGGGCGTCATCGATATTTAATAATTTCTCATGGAAGCTGAAGGTCTCACATTGCGCAACCGTTGAGCTCAGCGGCGAGCTCCTTCAGCTCACCGTTAAATAATAATTTCCCAGCAGGGACCTAGCTGCGAGCTCTCCCTCCACCCGTTATCTATATATCCCCATACTCCCAGGCCGTCAGTAAAAAATTTTTACTATAGCGCTCAATCCCTTGCCGCCCTTGCCGTCAGTAAAAAATTTTTACTTTCCTGTACTTCCCGTGCCGTTTGGGCTAAAACGCTTCATGAGTTGTTCGGGGATGGAGAAGGGCACGCCGCTAAGAAATTATAATTTCCTCTTCAAAATGCAGCCGCTCCTCCACGTCAGTGATTTCTTTTCGTAGGGGGTGGTGATTATCGATCCGTCATCTCCGATGTCGAAGAAATAATAATTTCCCAGGGGGCGGGGCGGGCCATCGTTGTGTTTAAAGCTTTTTGTAAATCGGTGGATTTGGAAAATTTATAATTTCCCGTGGGCGGGCCTGCCGCTTCAGAGCTGCCTGGAGGCTGCGGAAGACCAAATTATAATTTCCCGAAAAGATGATAGCTGCGTCGGATTTGTCAAGTCGCCATCTGGGCCTGAAATTAATTGATGATTTCTCGGATTGGATCCAATCTCCCAGGCCTCGCGCATTGCATGGTCCACCATCTGAGCTATATAGCTTTTGTCGAGAAATTATAATTTCCCGCTGGCAGCTAGTCTCCGGCGTTCCTGGCGACTGTAAAACTTAATTAATAATTTGCTTTAGGGAATCTGAGCTGATGGCAACGAAATCCGTGGGTCCTTGGGAAATTAAAATTATAATTTCCTTCTACAGCTGAGCTCTAGCTCTCCGCTGCATACACCCTTAATTTTAAGTGTGTACGGGTTATTCGGTTATATGAACCTTATTCCTTAGGGGCGGATTGCTCTTGCCGTTCTTCAAGAACTATCTCGATTCCCTCTTCGAGGCGGGTCAGTATCGCTTGGGCTTTATTGGCTCTTGCCGTTACTCGGATATGTTCTTCCCGATGAGTAGCCAACTGTATGTCCCTAGCCAAATCTTCCGTTAGTTCTTTAAACTCCTGTAAAAGATTTTTACTCATCCGTTGTGTCCGTTTTCTCTTCTGTAGTTGAATCTTCAACTATCTCTGCATCCGTTACTTCTTCTTCTAGTCCAACCGCTGCAGCTAAATTAGCGGCTCCCATCGCAAGCCGTTGTAGGCGTTCGGCAACAACCACATGGGCAGGCCGTTGCCCGTCCGTGTCCACATTTACGTCTAGTTCCACGCCGCCTCGGACGCCGGCGCGATCCAGGATCTCCGTTGCCGCTTTCAGAGCTACTGGTTCTGAAGTAGCCGTTTCCATAAGTTCTTCTAATTTGTCCACCGCGTAAGGAGCTGCCTGAATTAATTTCCTTCGGGCTCTTTCCACGTCCTCGCCTGGCTTGCGGATTGTCTTTAAATGATGGCGACACAAGCCGTCATCCTTCAGACGCCCAGATGACCACAACATACAACGGACGCCGTCTTGCTTGATTATCCTGCATCTATGTGGTAGGCCAGCGGGGGCGCGGTTGGGGGAAGATGGGCCGCCGTTATCCTGTTCTTTCTGCCAAGCTCGAGTTGAGCCGATTACCCAGGGGGGAGTCATATCCGTTGCCGTCTCATCTACCAGGAGATCGAGTCCCGTTAGGTAATCTGAGTTCGGGTTTTTAGGGTCAGAAAGAAGTGGCCGCTTTTCAGCCAAAGATAGCATACGCCGTTCGCGCATTGCGTCTTTGGATCTAGCTATAATAAGTCCAGTTGGGGCACCGCTTTGGTCATAGACCGCATCCCAGTTCAGTTCAGCTCGACGAAGAGCTTGGCGGTTTTCATAAGTATCATCACAGACACCGCGTTCGGTCTCTATAATACCCAGCTCGGAAAGATCTGGGCGCATGTCAATAGGGGTATCTACCCTGGGAGTCTCATCCGTTGGGTCCTTTTCCTTATTGTTAATTTCTTTCATTGTACCTTCTGATAATCCGATGGCCCGATACAGGATAAATTCCTATATGCGGGCCACCGAGAAATTATTATTTAGTTTTCTTTGCAGCTGTCTTTTTAGCTGGTGCCTTTTTGGCAGCTGGTGCCTTCTTTGGTTCTTCTGGCAAATTAATTACCAAGTCTGGGGCGATGCTTTCGGTAGCCAAAGATGGGCCACCTCGACCAAACTGTGCTGAACCAAATGAGGTTAGGACTGAGATCAGGGCTGATACTGCGGCTACCTTTAGGGCATCACCCATATCTGCCGAAATCGCGCCTGTTGCGTTTGTTCCGATAATTGCTAGGAAAGCCTGAGCGAAAGTCTTGATTGCTCTCTCTGCTACGGCTTCAAGAAAGTCCTTTTCGAACATATCTTTGTGTGTCTCCGTTCATTGTGTTTTGTCAGTAAAAAACTTTTACTGGCATACATCATGCTACGGACAAAAAAATTGCGCGTGGAGAGGCAAACCGCCTCGTTTTTTCTCTTTCATAAACAAGAGGTGGAGGAGGGTAGGTAGAAAAAAGCTTTTAATTTATTGTAAATATTGCACTTCTATTATAGAAAAAAG